AGCTTGGCCCCAGGTGAATCGACCCCATCCTGAAGAAACCGACATAGTGGTCCTCCTATGCTAATCTTATGATAGCGTTTGTAGCGTCTGCTGTAGGAAATTGAATTGTGAATGTTCCGTTCGTTGCAGTTTTGTCTCCACCGAAAGCAATTGCACAAACTGCATCTGTTGTACTTGATCCACCGTTTGTTGTTGTATTGTAGATCAAAGCAGCGTTTGCAGTAAACGTTGCTGAACTATAAGTGACATCAGAAAAATCTGTAAAGGCTGTCGTTGAAGATAAAGAAACACCTTGGTTTGTTAAAGTTGCTCCACCTGCTGTGTATGCAGTTCCAGAAGTATTCGTAATTTCTTCAGACGTTGAATAGTCTGTAGTTGAAGCTCCTAAAGTTGCATCACTATCAAACAATGCAATTTTGAAAGTGTGTCCACCTGATGATTCAAAACTGTGTTTACCTTGTAAAAGTTCTTGTTTGAAACTTGAACATATTGCTGATGTATTTGCCATTTATTTACTCCTTATGGTGATGGTGAATCAATTTTAATTCTGACTGTGCCATCTGTATAATCGTCTCGTCTACGTCTGCCGACTTGTTCGTTAGCAAACTTCTGTACTTCCTGTTTATACTTGTTCTCATATAATGTCAACATATCTGCAGGGCCTTTTAAAAAGCCATAAGTCTCTGCCAAACAGCAATATAATAAGCCATTAGGGAAGTTTAAGCTAATGTAATTGGTTAAATTACTGGATTCTAAAAGATCTGGCATTTTGTTATAATGCACTCTAAATTTGTAATTTGTATTAGGTGTAGGAGATAAAAATATACGACCAGATGTAGTATCTGACTCTCCTGTGGCATTACCAAACATAGCATAGTACTTTGGTTTACCTTGTGCTGCAGCTGTTCCTGTAATTGGTTGATATTCTTGTAAGTATGTTACGTCTTTTTTTTCTAACCAAGTGTTAGATCCAGTAAGCACAGAGCTTGAATCATAAACTTGTATACCTCTAATAAAAACAGCACCTGCTGGAGCGTTAATAGTTTCTTGTCCTGGAACTAAATTACCTGATTGTTGTTTTCTATCAGCATCAATTGGTACGTCTCTAAATATTCTATACTGTGCATTTAAAATAATATTTTCTAATGTATCTGTGTCTAAAACATTAGAGTCTGTTTCTGTATAGTTTCTAATTTGTGTAACTAATCCTGAATAACTTAATCCTGCCATTACGCCACTATCCTTTTACAAAAATCACAGCTAACAGTGTAGCTGACGTGATTCCAACAATGTTGTTTTTTTCTTAATCTAAACCAAAAAATTTTTATGCACTCAATGTAACGGGTCCAACTGAACATCCTACTCCTCCTCCTGATAATCCACCGATACTAGCAGTATCAGTATCAACTGTAAAATAAAAATTATTCGCTTTTGCATAGTCTGTAGTAACTCTTGCACCACTTTTAAAAACTCCAGTTGTTATTGTATATCCAGCAGCTTTTGCAATGTTAGCACCTGTGATGCCATCAAAATCACCAGGGTTAGTAAATTGAAAAGTTCCTCCACTTGCTGTGACCGCTAAAGGTGGTCCTCTAAATCTGTAAGTGTCTCCATCAGTTAAACCATGTCCTGGAAACGAAACATTTATTACCCCTGAACTAGATGCATAAGTTGTAAAAGGATTGTTCTTCATTAGTCTTGTAACTTCTGGAGCTGTTCTTGAAGGTCTTACATTACGTAGAGATATAGAATCACCATTCATTGGTTTTGGTTCTAATTGAGGCTGCTTTGGTTCAAATTCAGATATATGAACAAAAGATCCATTCCATTCTCTGACCATTTCTTTATATGGAAATTCTAAACCTGATCTATCTGATATTGCTTTTGCGTATTTACCTGTTGCGTATTTTGCCATTATGTTCCTGGATAGTATGCTTTTGGTGTTATGTAAGTGCTAGATGCAGATCCATCTTCTGCTAAAGCTCTAGCTAATTCATCTTCATAAACTAATTTCATAGCTTGAATTAATTCTGGTCTATATTTTTGTGATAAATAATATGCAAGTCCTGATATCATGCAAGGAACAAATCTAAATGGCACGTCAGTTGCATTTGTATAATCACCTACATCTTGTATTCTTTTTATAAAATAGAAATGCATATCTTTAGATGCGTTTGTAGAATCTGGTGTTGGATAAACGTGTATTCTAACTTTATCTATAAATCTCTCTACCCAATATTGATTAGGTGTTCCTTTTGATAATTTATTTGAAAACGCTGCATAAGTAGATCTATCTACTTTTGTCATTGGACTATCAGCCTGAGTTGTTTGAGTTCTGTTTGATCTTAATTGTGCCTCTAATACATCAGACATTCCATAGATACCGTTTGATGGTGTTGTGGTTGCACTTGTGCCATCATCGCTTGATCTAAAAAAATCATAATCAGATTGACCTTCAATTAAATCAAGATTTGTTTCGTCTACTTCCCAATAGTGAATACCTCTGTTTCCCCATTCTTGAAACAAAATATTAAGAGATCTTCTTGCTGATTTTAATTGATAACCAGCTACGTTCTGTAATCCAATACGTTCGAAAGATTCTTCTACTATTTCGTCAATAGCAAAAGTTTTGTCAAATGTAGTTGTGCTAGAGGTAGTATTAGCCATTTAACCTCCTAACCAGTATAGCCGATAGTAACCGATGTCGTATTAGTTAAATCTATATATATACCACTTCTACATCTTATACCACTTCCAGGAACATAGATGTCTAGCCCTTCAGTTCCGCAATTACCTTCGAATACTAAAGCTCCAGTTCCATCTGATCCATCGTAAAGTTTGATATTACTATTCGCAACGCCTTCAA